TACATCTCTAATCGTTTCAGAATCAAATTGAATTGTAATTGGTTTAAGTTGTACGAACTGAACAGGCATATCCATATTGTTCACTTGGAATATCTTGTGCAATACTTTTAAGATTTGCCCTTGAAACGGCATTACTACAGTATTCAAGTAAAAATTAGAAGCGTTTAAAAGCTCATCTGCGTTGCTTGAGAAACCGTTAGCACTATCCAAGCCCATAAGTGTCTTAGAAGTCACCCTATGACCTGAGAGGATGTTGCTAGTAAGTAGTTCTTGAAGTGCGATATACTGCTTGTCTAAATCTGATGGACTTATTGAAGTTATTTCAGGAACTCTAGTCTTGTCATCTGAGAAAGTCAAAACGAATTTTCCTGCGTTCTTTTCTGATGTAAATTTAGCTTCTAAGCTTTGTTCTATCTGTCTACGTTCTTCTGCTGTTGGTATTCCATTAGCAAAGGAAATCATAAACGAACCTGTGAATCCATTAGATATATTATTCAAATGAAACTCAGAAACTTTAGAATCTATAAGACTCCAATTATTACAAGAGATGTAATCAGCTGTGTAATAAGAATTCATATTAGGACTGTAAAGCCCTGTATATAAAATTTGATTAGGAGAAGTTCTATCGTTTACATTAAAGGCAGGAACTCTATAAGGCTTGTTTGTTCTTGTATTTGCCCAATCTCCTGAAACATAGTAGCCTCTAGTCTTTCCAAATTCGTCAGGACGTTCACATCTAATTTTCTCTACAGGAATATGATAGATTTCAGCTATCTGTGTTCTGTCTTTTGACCATACTATGTTAAGAGCAAACGCACCTTGAAGCTTGAAGTCAAATGCAACCTTTTTCAAGACCTCGTGTAAAGTTTCATTTCCGTTAGCATTATTCATAAAGTTCTGAAGCTTAACTCTTGCTTCTTCATCTCTATCTTCTTCATCTGTTATTACAATGTCTTCTCCACTAATCATTTCAGCAGTAGCGTTTACGATTGCAGCCGTTATAGAACTTGAATAGTAAAGGTCAATTAAAAACTGAGGGTAAAGGTTTCTCCATTCGCCATTAGCGTCGCCGTACTCAATGTAATCCTTTCCTCTAACCTCTTGTACTAAAGGAGCTGTTGACGTGCTTAAATCAATGCTTACAATTTTATCCATTTTTATATATTTGCTAAGTAAGTGTTTATATTAGAAGTCAAAGTTGAATTTTGAGTGTCATAAATTTGAACTTCAAAAATTTCTCCGTCAAATGAATTATTGTCTACTGCTCTAATTCCTATTGCGTCAATATCTGAAGTCCCTGTAACTGTTGCTGAACTTGCCTGTGGAACTCCATCAACAGTAAACCTGACAATATCTAACGCATCTCTTATAACTACTACATAAACGTCAGTCAAAGTGTTATCAACTACTGTTAAATTTCCTAACTGTGCGTCAGTCTTAACTCTTAAATTTGTTGCACTTGTAATTTTAAAATACTCATTTGAAGAAGTATTATCTCCTATAATAGTATTATTACTTCCCGTTGCATTCATTTTAAAAGCTACAGTAAATTCACCGTTAAAACTCATTTGAGTAACAGTTTGTAAATGGGATGAATTAGAAGAATCAAAAGTTAAAGAACCTGTAGCTGCGTTATATATTGGTCTTTCGTCAGAAACGGCTTGCTCCATCTCGTGACTGTTTCCTGATGAATCTTCCCAAGCTGTAACCTCTAAACCATTTAAAGATATTCCAACTTTGTTTTTATACCAAGCAATTAGATTAGAACCTTCGTCAGAAGGACTCCAAGGAGTAACTGTTCCTGTCTTTTTCGTTGATACTAGACTAAGAGCTTGTTTTAAAGCTAACATTATAGTGGTTGTTCATAGTAACAAACAGCTAAACCACTTGTTAAAGTTATAGCTGTTACGTTAAGAAACAAAGTTGTTCCTGCTGCTACAGTCGTATGTAGACTTGCTGCTGAACTACCTGCACCTGTTTGAATGTTTGCCGCTGCTATTGAAGCTATCACGCTTTCAGTTACAAATTGAATTGCATAATAGTTTTTTCCTGTCATAGCTGTTGTTGTGATAACATCACATCTATGTTTTCCTAATTGTTCTGATAAGAGTTGTTGTACGTTTTCTATTGCCATTTTTTTTTATTTAATCGTTATATATATAATTCGTTCCGCTTGGATTTTCGTTTTGTGTGTATTGTACTTGTTCTTCTCCTACTTGTTCGCTTACCAATAATTTTCCAATCTCTAAAGGAAAGTCTTGTTGAAAATAATCTCCTGAAGAATTGTCTTGCGCTCTCCAACCAAAGAATATGCTCCCCTCTGTTACTTGATTATCACATAAACTTGTGGGATTTGAGTAATAATTATTTGACGCTAAAATAGACTGTGATTCAGGAGGAACAGAACTTGATAAAGGATGGAAATCATTATAAGTATCTATTAAAGACCCACCCTTCCAAAGCTCAACAGTATAAATTTTCGGTTGAGATAAAGTATAAGTTGGCAATATATTCATTTGTACCGATTCAGGCTGAGTTGTTATGATATGCGTATATGTAATATTTGCATTATATACTCTAATTTCAGAACCAACTGCTGCTATTGAATTTATAAAGTATGTGTTAGTATTTACATTTCTAACTACTCTTGTAAATAGTAAAAATCTAGGTGGGTTAATTTCAGTAGTGTCACAAACTCTTGATGATATTACTTGTGCTATTGAATAATTCCCTGTTCCTGGTGGTGGATCACAAGTTGTATAATCTTGTATTAGATAAGTGTCAGCAGTTAAAGCTTTTATTTCATATACATCAACATTCATATTACCACTATCAATAGAAGTACCTGCTACATTAGTGCAATCCCAAGTTCCTGCTTCAGTTGGATTAGGATTACCACAAGGAGTGAAACCGCCATCTGTTAAAAATATTTCATACTTCCAATAGCCATTCGGATTGAAATTAACAATACCCCCAAATACACTTTCAGTTTTCGTTCCGCCTGCGGTTGAATAAATATTGAATTCACAGTATCTATCTTTTATTATACCATTCTGTCCATATCCATACTTTACAGCTCCTGACATATCATTAGTAAACTTAAATAAGTAACTATAAGGATAGTTTGCTAAATCTACATAAGCAGCGTCTTTTAAGGTAACGTAAAAAGTATAAGTGTTGTTATTGTATTCAGCGTGTAGCATAGTATATAATAGAAAAAGTCAGTTTTTATTTGGTATAAAGAAAAAGGGTAGCAATTAAGCCACCCTCATTCAAGAATTATAAGAAAACAGATAAGAAATTTAATCTATATCAACTGTAAATCCATCAAATGCAGCGTTGTCAAATGGGTTTGTAGTGTAATCTGCTACGAATGGAAAAGGAATTGGCTCTAAGCCGTCAAACGTAAGCGTATAACCGTTACGGTCACCCCACGCTGCTCCTGTGTCCATAGTACCAGCATTAAGTGACATACCATTAGAAACCCCTAAAGCAATAATAGTGTTATGGTCGTTTAAAAGAGTTTCGTTTAATTGAGCAAAAACAACTACTTTAGTTTGTCCGAAAAGTTTTATTTCGTTTTGGTCAAGAGCAGTTAAACGATTCATTACTACATTAACAGTTGGAGTATAGAAAATAGTTCCATTCTCAGTTGAGCCTGTAATTGATTCGGAAACTGAAGCTGCACCTAAAGGCATAGCATATCTGTAAAGGAATGAACCTGCTACCATACTGATGTCAGAAACCGTTCCTGTGTCTTGTACTATTCCTGCTGTTTCTATTGGAGTGTTGAATTGGTCATAAACCCCAAAATAAAGGTAACGAACTCCGCCCGAAATTCTTGAGCAATCTAATTCGCGTCCTTTTGTAAGTGCTATACAATGTGCCATTTTTTTTGTTTTTTTTTGGGTTAAGGGAGTGAAGGGTTTTACCCCCTCACTTCCGTATTATTTATTAAGACTGTCTTACAATATCAGCTCCAGTTCCCGTTTGTACACCTGCTGAGTAACGAGCAACCATTCTAATATTATCAGAACCATCCAAAGTAGCCATATCCATCAAGTTGATTCTTGTAGCATCACTTAAAAGATCAGTTCCAAAGAACATATTTGATTTTTGAGCTACTACCATTTGATTTTCTTCCATCCCATTACAAACAGCCAATTTGTACCCTTCAAACATTGGAACGTAATCTCCATTCATATTGTAAGCATTTACATATCCTAAAGTAGATACTGCTGAAATGTAGTATTGGTAACTTCTTTGACTCAAATAAATATGTAAGTCCTCTTTTCCTAAAGTTGTTGTAGGAATATTTGCTACTGCTGACTGTAAGTTAGCAATAATATTTCCTGCTGTATAAGGTACTGCTGCTGCTGCATCTTGAACAACTGTTGGGTCTGGTCCTGGTAATAAAAGCCCTGTTACTGCTCCTAAGAAGCCATTGAATTGTCCTGCTACATTAGTTCCACTCCATATAGAGTTCTCAGTTGCTTCAGCTATAATTTCTCCCATATAAGAGATAACGTAATCATCAAAAGATGCAGGAGGTGGTGCGCCTGCTCCTGCTCTCATTTGTAGAGCTTCCCAAGAAGAAAGTAAAGTTTCTTTACAAATATCCATATTTACTTGTAAGTTTTTAGGCTCTAATACTTTTTCAGTTAAAGCTAAAGTTCCTGCTGCTGTAAAGTCGCAAGTAGCGTCTACTACAGAATTTACTGTTTGATTAAGAGCTTGGATGTTGCTCTTAAATTTAATGTTTTCTATCATTGTTAGATAGTCTAACGAGTTTGATGATTTTAAAGCTGCTGAGATGTAGAATCCTGCTGCCTTACCCGCAAAGTTTGAAGCTACTGTAATTGCCATAATTTTGTTTTTTTTAGTTTATGTTATTAGTTATGTAAGTTGTATAAGAACTTTTCTTGTTTTGTCATTCTTCTTAAATCTTGTGCAGTTGGTGTTGCTCTTACTGAACTAAATTTATTTGTATCTAAAGGAGCTGAAGCAGGTGCTTCTGCTAATTCAGTTTTAAGTTTTTCATTTTCAGCTTTTAACTTTGTTAATTCATCTTCTGCTGAGAACTCAACTACTTCTGTAGTCTTAATAGATTTTGGATTAGTAGAAGGCTCAACTGTTTCTTCAGCCATTTCTTCAACCTCATCATCACCTCCGTCTTTATCTCTTTTAAGGTCAGCTACTGCATCTTCTAAGTTTTGGATTCTTTTTTCCATTCCTGCCCAATCCTCAACATCAGCTTCTTTCCCATCATCTTCAGCCATTTCTTCTTCAACAACTTCTTCTTCAGTTTCGCTTTCAATAACTTCAGAAACGATACCTTCTTCCTCTACTCTGAAAGTAACTCCTGTATCGGTTTTATAACTTCCGATTGGCAATAAAATTGTCGTGCCATCTTCAGTTAAAACGCTGATATCCACACCGTTAGCTAATTCATCAGCTGTTGAAACGAAAATAGTTCCGTCTTCTGACTTCGCTTGCCACGCAAGAGAAACTTCTTCGCCTTTATCAAGACCAAGTGCTACCAATATTTGATTTTTTAAATCCATAGTTTTGTTTTAAGTTCTGTTATATAATAGAATAGTTATTGTTCTGTTTGATTTTTGTTAAAATGCTGCTTTGATTTTCTTATCTGTAGCTTTAGCATTTTTAAATTCATCTTCCATATCTTCTGCTCTAACAAGTGCTGCCTGTCCGTTTTTGTATGCAGGAATATCACTTACTTTAACACCCAATTCCTTTGCTGACTTTTCTAAGATATTAAGTTGTTTTTCTAAATTATTTACACTTTTATTAAATACTGAATGCACTTTAGTTATACTTGGAAATTCTTTATTTAATGATATTATTTTTTGGTAGTATTTATCTATTGTGTTGTCTAACTTAACTTTATCTTTTTCATATACTTTTATTTGCTTTTCTATATCATCAACTAACCCCAACTCAATCTTCTCAGCTTTAAGTTCAGTTTTGTTTTCTCTTACTAGCTTGTTTAAAGCACTTAGTATTTGTTCTTGTGTTGGTTTCATATTATATTATTGCTTTTAATGTTTTAACATCTTCATCAACTGACTTAATGTAGCTTCTAATGATATTCATTTCTTGTGATAATTCTTTAGGTAAATCAACACCTAATTCTTTTGCTTGTCTTTCTAAATCTTGAAAAACAGGATAAACCTTTACTAATAAAGTTCCTGTTTTATTTAATTCAGTTAAAGCCTTTTTAGCTTGACTTTTTATTCCATCAACTAACTTGTCAGTTGCTCTAACAGTTTTTAAACTTTCTTTCGCTAATTTGTCAAAGTCTTTTATAGAAGCTAACTCAACCTTCTGAACACTTAACAATTCTTTTAGTGCTGTCTTAACTTCTTCGTTTGTAAATTCTTTCTTTTGCATTTGTTCAAATTTATTAGTAAAATATCCCTCAATCGATAATCCGCGTAAATTTCCGCTTTTAATTTCTTGCCACAGCTCGTCATTCTCAATCTTCATCTTAACGAACCAAGTGCCGTTAGGTAAGTCGTAGCCGTATAATTTAGACTTATCACTATCTCCTTCTTTTATCCAAGATTCAACTGTTAGAACGCCTGAAACTCTGTCTTGGTGTTGGTAAGTAGCTTTGTGATGATTGTTATGTTTTAGGTAAAGTTCAGCAGCCTTTCTTACTGTTTCTTTTGAAAAGTAAACATAGTAGTCTGAGTCTGTATTAGGGTCGTGCCTGAATATGTTTTTATTAGGAATCAAAGCAGGACTTACTAGCATACGCTTTTCTTCATCTACTTTAGCAAAGGTTAAATTGTTCTTTTCTTTACCAAAGAATACAAAGTCTTGTTCTATTGCAGGACTCGTTACTAAACTAATAGCGTCTATTGCTAATTCTTGACTATCGTCTGAAATTACTAATTCTACAATTTTAGTTTCCTTCATATCTTCATAATAGTCTTTATTGTCTTCTTCACAGTCTGCTTTTGTATCGTACTTACAAGAGCCAGTCTTTCCCCATTTATATTTTCCGTTTTCACATTTTTCGCAAGGCATAGTATATAATAGATATTAAGTTAGTTTATTTGATTTTAGATAGTAGCTCTTCTTCTAATATTTGCTAATTGGTCTTGACTGTTTGTCATAGAATCAGTTAATACAAAAGCCTCTATTGGTTCTGGAGCTACTCCTCCTGTAATATCAAAAGCTCCTGACATCATTTGAGGTGCTGGAGTTGCTGCTGCTGAAGCACCGCCTCCGCCTCCGCCTCCACCGCCGCCTCCACCGCCTCCGCCTCCTACTCCTGCTATTTTAGCTATTTGTACTGCTGAAAATGCTCCTGCTAATCCTGCTTG